ACTTGCGGCGTCGAAGTCGTCGTGGCAGTGTTAGCGGAACGCGAAGTCCCGAAGATATCGCCTAGGATGCTCATTCGCCAAGGCTCCTTTTAAGAATCTCGCCAACGGGCAGAGGACCAGCTTGGCGCGTAGTTCCGGTCTTGGCGTCGCGAATTTGCCTCATCAGATCGTACAGACGCCGGGCGCCTGCGTTAGAAGAACCGTCCCCAAGCATGGAGACTACGTCGGCGGGGATGACGAACTCACCATCCGAAAGAGCCGCAGCCCGCCGCCCATTGATGGACGTTGGGATCAGGTCGTCGAGGCCGCCGCCGGGACCAATGGCAATCTTGCCGCCGCCTGCCAGCGGAACAAGGCCCCCGCCAGCAAAGGCTTCGGGCATTTGACCGCCCATCATGTTTATAGCATAGCCGCCGTCAAAATTAAAGTCATTGCCGAGAACAGCGAGGCCGCCTTCAGCGTACTTCACGACGCCGCCCCTGCGATAACCGCCATCACCGCCGCCTCCACCGTCGCCGCCACCGCCGCCATCACCACCCCCACCATCTCCGCCGCCGCCATCACCGCCACCATCTCCACCACCGTCGCCTCCTCCATCACCACCGGAATCGCCGCCAGCATCGCCACCGGCATCACCGCCCTCGCCAGCATCACCACCAGCATCCCCAGCGTCACCGGCATCGCCAGCATCGCCGGGAGCATCGCCGCTATCCACCCCGCCCGGCTGGGAATCTGCGTCGGCGTTGGCGGCAGCAGCATTGGCGTCAGCTTGGGCAGCAGCATTGGCAGCATCTTGAGCGTCGGCAAAACCACCGAAGTCAGCGTCACCCCAACCTTCGCCTAGGCCATCTGGGGCGCCGAAAGCCCCGCCCGGTGTGCCTCCTAGGGTGGCGGCTGCCGCAGGGCTGACAATCGAATCAATGATGGAGCTAATTATCTCGGATACAGGAGGCGCAGCGGGGGCAGGCGCCGTGGGCGTAGCTATCGAATTTAGAAGACCATCAACGCTGCGTTGAGCATCTATTGCTGCTTGATTGGCTTGACGCGAAGCTTCAATATTTGCGGGAGTGGGATCGTCAAGCTCCGCGTTTCGGGCCTGCTGAAAGGCATCAACTGCTGCCGTGAGCGCATCAAGAGCGGCACTGAGACCCGCCTGCTGGCTTGGAGTAGCGGCACTAGGAATCCCACCCAAGCCTGTTTGCATGCCCGTCGGAGGGGTGTCCACCGCCACCGAACCGGCAGTCGGCGCTTCTTGGTTAGTGGGACCGCCGGGTCCGGGGGCGACTTGGTTGCCGCCTTCGCCAGCAGGGCCGAGGGCTCCCTGTGTGGGGGCGGGGAGGTTTTCGAGGACGACGCCCTGACGAGCTTCAGCGGCACGGCGGGATTCTGCGTCGAGGTCACGGGCAGTTTGCCGGGCAAGTTCGCGCTGTTCGGGCGACAAGCGGGAATCGCGCACCAAGTCGGAAAGGGCACCGAGGACGCCAGTACTGCGAGGGGTGTCGCCTGCCGCTTGAGACAGGGCAGTTCCGGCTAGGAGCGAAAGGATTGCGGCAGGGCCACCCGCAACGCTCGCGAGTGCGCCGGTAAAGCCGGGCGTATTGTAAAGGTTACTAAGGTCTTGTAGGAAGTTGCCGGTGCTAGGCATGACGCCGGGCGCAAAATTGGATAGCGGATTGAACACAAGGCTGCCGCCAGCGGGACCCGCGAGACCCGCACCGGGACTTACGACCGACGGGCCACGGGGACCAAGAATGTCTTCAGTTCCAGGACGCCCGAGAGTTACCGCGCCGGGAGGATTGGGCACAAACGAGAAGGGAGGGGGAACATAATCGCCACCTTCGCCGCCGCCTGTGTCGGCACTGCCAATGTCGGGAGGCGGGCCGCCGAGGTCGGGCAGAGCGCCTTCGCGGTAGGAGAAGAAAGAAGGAATGCCACCCGTCATAGCAGCGGTGAAAGGATCGAAAGAGTCGGGCGGGGGCGGCGTGTAGGAGCGGAACACATTACCGCTTGAGGGCAACGCAGCAGGGAGGGCGTTGAGGGCCGGCGCGAAAGCCATAGTCCGCACGATGCCGTCTTCAGGCGCACCAATCCCCACAGCAGGAACGTCGGTTTCTGCGGAGAACGGCGCAAAAGAAGGGGCAAAAAGGGTGTCGGACATGATGGGCCTTCTGCTGCTTATTATACCACGTTAGGTTTGGAAAATAAACCTAGCGGACGTCGACGAAGTTGCTGGACTGGAGGGCGAGCAGGAGTTTGCCGACGACGTTGGTGAGGGCCGTGACCGACGGATTTAGCATATCGACGGTGATGGGGGCGCTGACGGTGCCCTGCACAATGAACTGGGGACGGGTGCGCCGACCGGGGTCGAAGAGGTCGCTCTGTTCGAGTACTGTAATGAGCCGATTCCATGCGTCGCGGGAGGCAGGGTCCCAGGCGTCAGGGGGCGTAGGAAAGGTGCGGGAGGAGATGCGCCGGGTCATCGCAGACCGTCAGGTTCGATTGCCATGCGGAACTGACCCATCCGCCACGGCACGTTGGAAGAAGTCGAGGACTGGATTTGGATGGCCAGTTCGCGGCCCCGCAGGCGGGTGGAGATTTTCTGGGTGTTGCCGGTCACGGGGAAGGGACCCTTGGTGATGACCGGGCCGCCGGGATATTTGCGGGCTTGGAGCGAGATGTTAAGGGTGCCGACGTAGGGCGTGTTGTCGGACAGGTTGGAGAAGTCGGGCACAAACTTGTTGACGAACACAATGCTGTTGCCGTCCTGCTGATCGAAATACGCGCCTTCAAGATTGGCAGCGAGGACGGAGCTATCGGCAGTGTAGCCAGATTCCTGATAGTAAATGTTGGAAGCCTTGTCGTCAATGGCAAGGGGGCGCGAAAACGTATTGCTATCTTCCCAGACTGTGCGGGGCATGGTGCCGATGGACCAGTGCTTCTCGCGCGTGTTATAGATGACGTAGCGGTCGTTCTCGCCATTGGGCGATTCGAGGGAAGGATAGAACCACATGATTTCGTCGAAGGTCGAGTTCGAACCCGCATAGATCTTTTCAAGTTGGAACTGGTCCAAGTTGTCATAGATGTAGCGGAGGACGGTACAGCTCAAAGTTTGGAGGCGACCATCATACTGGTAGAACTGGCCGTTGGCTGCCATCCAATAGAGTGTGCCGTTGTATTCGATGGCTGCGTTACGGGCAATGATGCCGCATTGTTCACCGACAGCGGTGAAGCCGAAGACGTCGTTGCCGCCGATGTAGGACTGGATGAACAGGTCGTTGTCGGTCAGGATGGCAGTCTTGTCGCCAATGCGGTTGACGGCCCGGATTTCGGAGCCACGGCTCGGCAGCGGATAGTCGCCTGCGGTGTTGATGTTGGAAGGCGTCCAGTCGGTGAAGTCTTCTTGGGAACACCAACGGACTAGGAGCGGACTGTAAACGCCGGAAATGTCATGGGTGCCATAAAGAAGAACGTGTCTGGCTTCCGAGGCGACGCGCACAATCTGGTTGACGGAGGGGGCTGCCGTGACGATAGTGGCGCGACTGACAATTCCGGCGCTGGTATCCCAGTACATGAGCGGGCCGCCAGAAGGAACGGCCATGATATCGGTGCCCCACAGATCGAGCGACCACTGGCGAAGGGGAAAAGGCACTGGCGAAGAGGGGGTGCCCCAACCAAAGTTGCCGCTCCAAACGCCGATGCCCCAGCCCGAAACAAATTCGGTGGAGATGTTACCGGCTGGGTAGGAGAAGCCGATGGTGATGGCACCGCCCGTAGCTACAGATGTGGCCACGGCAGTCAGGCTAACATTGAATGCGAAGGCATTGGAGGTGATGACGCTAACCGGGAAGGTGGCCGTCGTCGAAGAGATCGCGTTGATGACGATGTTGCCGCCAATGGTAGCGGCAGCAGATACGACCTCGACGAGGCTGCCCGTCGTGAGGCCATGATTGGAGACGGAAACGACGATCTTCGTCGAGCCCGCTTCAGTAGACAGCAGATTGCTGGAAGCGAGGGTAGAGGTGATGGGCGTGATGTTATAGAAGGTAGAAAGTTCGCTGGAGAACAGGCCCACATTAGTAGCGATGACGGCGGCAGGCTGACCACCCCGGCTACGAATCGAAGTTAGGTAACGCGGCACGCCGAAGATTTTGCTATCTTGGGAAGAGTCGATGACGCGCTGCCAGCCGCCCATGAGTTCGGGGCGCCCATAGCGGAAGCGGATCTTGTCGGCGTCAGTCCAAAAGCCACCAGCGTCAAGTTGGGTCTTCTCCTTGACGACGCCGACTTG